CCAGTAACATTTTTTCTAAAATTAGGAAGTTCAACAGATTTAACTATCCTATCTTCTGCCTGTTTAATCATAGTTCCTAAATCAGCCACAAAGGTTGATTCAGTATTCTGTGTATAATCTTGTATAGCTGATTTTAATGTCGTATATGTCCAACTCATTCTGTACTCACTGTTAATTTACCAACTTCGCCTTTAATATCTAAACCCATTGTAGAAGAACCAAATGCAGTTACACCTCCTCCTATGGGATCAAAAGATGCGTATGTAGTTGAACCATCTCTACTGGTATCAACTCTTGCATTATATAAATTTTGTGGATCAGATGTATCTATTTCACCTAACTTTAATTGAGGTTGATCTTCGTCTAAACAGTCTAAACAAACTCGTAATCCGTTTCTTTTACCATCTTCTATTTGATATTTTAAAGTATTGAGTTTATAGGAAAACCCACAACGATCACATTGTCCTAATGCTTTACTCGCTTTTGCGTATGCCATTAATAACCACTTATAGATAAATCAGGAACAAATCTAACCGCAGCCTTCTCTCTATCAGCATCACTTACGTCTTTCCAAAGTTCGTCATACCTTTGTTTTATCATAGGTATTCTGTTTTGTGCTTCAGGTGATTTGCAAGCAATGTTATGCGCCAAAGCGTATGTTAAGCAAGGAAGATATCTTGTTGGCACATCAGCATTGTTGCTGGCAATAGTTCCAACATCTTCTATCCTTTTAACGTAATCGTAAACTAATGTATAGGTATCTGCTGCATCTGGAACAGACCAAACTACTATTTTGACTGCATCATTATCCTTATCTACATAAAATTGTGTAGGTTTAGATTGTGTTAGCTTATTGGCTTGATGATTATATTCAGTTCTAGAAATACGATTTAGCCTTTGATCAAACTGCTTACTTGTATTGCCAGAATCAGTTCTGACGAAAACATCAACTATATCTAAAGCACTCGAATCTGCTGTATAACTACTTGTACCAGCAGTCATTGTTGCTGTTCCTTGCTCTATAGTCCAAAGATTTAATCCTTTATTCTGCCATTCTAGAAAAACGAGATTTAATGCTCTTTTAGCACTACGATAGCTATAACCAGAACGTAGTTCTAGTCCGCAAAGATCATAAGCTTCTTCCATTATATCGCTTATATCTAAGGTAAATGATGTAGTTCCACTTGTAGCCATTATTTATCCTTGTTAACTCTAGTTATTGTTATACCAGATTTAGTAGTCTGTATTTTTTTATTTCTCTTTGATGCAGGTGCAACTGTAACTCTGTTCTTTTTTTTAGTAGTCATTTCTTTTTCTTCCCTGCTTTATCTAATGCTATAGCAACAGCTTGTTTCTTTGGTGTTCCTTCTTTAATTAATTTAGAAATATTCTTACTAATTACTTTTCTAGAACGACCTACTGAAAGAGGCATGATTAAGTTTTACCACCACCAAATGTTTTTTTGACATATTCCTTATAAGATTGAGTTTGCTTACCCACTTCGGTAGCTCCTCCGCCCATATAAGATTTTTTGCCTTTACTAACAACTTTTTTATTTTTTTGTTTAAATCTAGTATTTCTACCAAGTCCTTTACTCATAGTTTTTCCTTAAATTGCATACATCTATAATGCCTTGAGCTAACAAAGCATTATAAACATACTAGGTTAAAATTATTTCTTTTTAACAGATTTTTTCTTAGCTGGTGCTTTCTTCTTAGCTGGTGCTTTTTTAGCAGCTTTTTTCTTTGGTGCTTTACCACCAACATAAGCTTCATTAACATCAGGCGTAGATGGATCATCAGCTATAAAATGACCTTTATCATTTTTAGCTCTTTCACCATTCATCTCAGCACATTTACGTTCTGCATCTTCCAAGTCAGGATCAGGACCAAACATAGGTCTATAAATTCCATCATCATCTAATTTAAGAACTTTATATTGTGCTGGGAATTCACCAGTTTCTGAAATTACATATTGTTTTTTAGCCATAATTTCTCCAGATTAATCAGAATATACTTTTACCATTTCTAAAACTATGGAATAAGTATCTCCTGAACTGTGACCTTTAGTAGTAAAAAGGATGTCTCCATTTTTACCACTCCCTGCATTATTAGGAATACCACCGAAATCCTTAAAGTCCATGTGCCCATTACTGCTTTCAGCTAGTTCTATTAAAAGAACATTAGATGTTGCATTAAGAAACAATTGAACCGACATACCAACAATGGCATGGCTAACCCTCATTACTCTTACTTCAGAGCAAGAAACTCCTTCAGAGTTAGAAGTTAAAGCAGAAACATCTACTTTAGCTACTGCGGATTCGCCAGTGCCATCGCTGACATTGGTAAACTTCATAATACAGTTTCTTTCACCATCAATGATGGTTTGTGAAGTTACTGCATCAGCCATTATTTACCCCCTTACTCGAATGGAGTAGCTAATGTACCATCACCATGAAGAAAGGCTTCACAGTGCCATACTGCTGCTGTAGTTGCTTTTAAACGGATAATTCCGCCTACAAGCCAACCCTGAGCTGCCGTTCCTAAATCAATAGTGTCGTCATCACTGGCATCAGGAATAAAAGTATTCATGTCAGTTGCAGTTGCTGGATCAAAGAGATGAGCAAAACCAGAGAATAAATCACTGGTATTGTCAGTATTAATTTGTCCTGCTCCTGTGAAAGTTGTACCTACAATAAATGTATATTGTAAACCTGCTGCTGCTGTAGGTAATGTTACTACAATACCTGCTGCTCTATTTAGAGTAAATACTGCTCCAGATTGAGTTGATTCTACTGAATAAGTAGCATCCTCAATTGAAACAACATTATCATAAGAAGATACATAACCTGTGGTAACTAAATTACCACTAGTATCTACATCTAAATTAGTTGTTACTGCTCCTGTGCTAGTGTTCTTGCTGATTTGTTCAAATCCGCCTTCTGATCTAACTGGACCATTAAAAGTTGTGTTAGCCATATTTCCTCCTAAAGGAAAAAGTCTATCATCTTGGCAAGTCTGCTAGGGCAGTTGATAGACAAATTAAAAAAATTCCCTAGATAAAAAAAAGGGAGACCCATAAAGAGCCTCCCTTTAAGTCCTTACGAACTACCTGGTGAACCAAAGATACCAAGTGGATCAGATACTCCAAAGGAATATCTTTCTCTAGCTTTGTATCTAACATTACCAGTTTCAAAGTCACCATCCATAGCTGTAGTCATTGGTGCTCTGACGAAATGCTTCATGCCATCAGGTACATCTGTAGTGATAAAGAAAGCATTAGTATCAGTTAAATAATGATTAACTGAATAGCCTTCTGGAATCACGCCATTTGTTTTGATTGCATTAACATCATTGTCAGCAGTACCGACTCTGTAGTCACTTTGCAATAGTCTAGTAGCAACAAACTGAAGATCAGTTGGTACTATTAGTTTCTTAGGTCTAGCTGCAATTTTAAGACCTCTTTCATCAGTATATTTACTGATTTGAATAATCGCATCTTCTAAAGATGTTTCATTCAAGTCAGCACCTGAAGAAGGTCTGTTGCTGTTAGTTCCACCACTTACAAGTGGGTGAGCTGTGCTAAATAAAGCAACACCGTCACCTGAAGAAAAAGTAGTTGAGAATCCATTATTTAATGGATACGCTCCTTTAACTTGTTTTGTGTAAGCCATTGCACGAGCCAAAGCTTTAGTATATCTACCAGAGAGAGAAACATAGAGGTTATCCTCCATAGCTTCTTCTGTGATTGAATAGCCCATAGCTATTGTTTCGTGTGTGTAACGAGCTACAAAAGATTCTTGGGCTGTATCCCAACTGATAGTTGACCCTTCATCTTTTACAGGAGCAGCTCCGAAACCTGATAACTTGAGTTCTTCTTCAAATGATCTTTCAGAATTCTCAGTTACATAAATTTCTTCGTGCTCGTTCTCGTAGTTAGCATACTCTTCGCCAAACAGGGCATTAAGTCCTGGAAGGAGTTGATGTAGCTCATTCGCTCTTGATATAGCTGCCATAATTGTACTCCTTAACCAATACCCGTTGTGGTGAGCAGTTGATGCCCAACGTTAAACATAACCAATACATCTGTGTAGGTATCACCAACTGCACTATCTGGACCATCAACAAAGTCGATGATTTTCACAGGTAATGTGTTAGTGGTTGCTACAGTAGATATATCAACCGAATTTTTGCTTGTTCCTATTGATGTACTGCCCGCAGTTTGAACAACAGCACAATTCTTTCCAAGATCGTCTTGGTCAGCAGCACCATCGCATTGCATTTGCATTATTACAAAAGGATCAGTGGCAACATACGCAACAATATCATCCGCAGCAGTTGAAGCTGGGAAATATTGATTGGGTGTGAATTGACCAGTGGTTGGATCAGTGTAAGCACAACCAAGAAAAATACCAATAGGTGTACAAGCCGTAGTACCTGTGTCCTTTTGGACAGTAGTATTAGGGTTGTCATCACCCCACTTCACAAAATCGCCATAGAATATAGAAGTTCCATACGCATTTTTAATTTTGTAGTGAGTAACTTTTCCTTGATAAGGGCTTCCAACAATTGTTCCAAGTGGTCTAGCTCCGTGAGGAGTTGCACTAGTTGACATAATTGTCTCCTTAAATTAAATTAATTATTAAAGATTCTAAGAATCTTTACCAAAAGTTGTTTTAGAATTACGCTCAAAAACTTGTTTGGTCGCCATTCTATTATCCTGATCTTTAAAATACACATTATCAACAGATTCCATCTGAGATTGTGCCATTCTTCCGAAGTGCTCATCTCTAGCCTTAGCTTTTTCTGCTGGCATTTTGCATAATAATTGTCCACCAATTTCTATATTTCCCTTTTTTGCCCATTCAGAGCCGTGATCCATCATGGTAATTTGAAGTTCAGGATGATCTTGTAATTCACATGGTATCCACCCCTCTCGAAATCTTCTGGATACATTAGGATTATCAGTTTGACCTAATAAGGCTGTTCTGATGTACCTAAAAACCCAGCCTTCTTGAGGATTTGGGGTAGGTAAATTGGTTGGATTTTCCCAGCTTTCTGTGTGCTGAGTAGCCTCTCGGCTTTCTGTTCCCCTCGGGGTACGCTCTTGGTTTTCAGGAGTATCAGTAGAAACTGCCTCCACTTCATTAGTGTTATTATTTTCTTCTGACATATTAAGTCTCCTTTAATAATTGATTTGCGTATTGCTCAGGACTAATTCCAAGTTGGCGAGCTAGCTTAACTTGTGTCTGAGTAAGACGGATTTGCGAAGGTTTTTTGTTTCCGCTATCCCTCGTTGCGGATGCAACAACTGTTGAAGGTTGTCGTTTAGGTGTTTCTTCTTGAGATACCTCTACCTCTTTAGAAGATTGTACACCAAAAAAAGTAGGAAATTGATTCTGCATAGCCTTATCAACTTCTTGATAATATTCATTAGACTTACTAGCTGGATCAATTCCTTTAGCTTGTAAGCTTTGATCAAGATACATAGCATAAGAAGTCATTTCTTTATGGACAGGTTCACTACCCATAAACCAAGGATTCTTTTGTGCCCATGCTTGCATATCAGGATCAGGCTGTGCCTCTTGTATTTCTCGCTGCGGTAAATTCTGCGCTATCTGTTGTTGGACATTAGCAGCCATATTAGTTGATTGTTGTTCAGCTAATGTAGCTTTTGACAATAACTCTTGAGCCTTTGTCATTTCTTCAGCATTACCTTCTTCATAAGCTTTTTTAAATGCTTCTTGTGCATTTTGTTTTGCCCACAAAGCATTGTTATGTGCTTGTTTATTTAAGACTTCTCCACCTTGTTCCACCATAGCCTGTAACCTCTGGTTCTCTGACATTACAGTCTGTAAGCGTTTAACGGCTTCATGCGACTCTCTTTTAGCAGCCTCTTTTTCTCTACGTTCTTCGTGATACTCGTATTTTATTTTAGCTATTCTTTTTCCAGCTCTATCACTGTAATCAGCTATTTCTTTATCTAAAGTATCATCGTCAACGTCAGAAGAAGAATCTTCCACTTTCTTTGGTCTACGATCTTCTTCAGGAGTGTCATCGACTATTTCGACTTCCAATCCTTCAGGAATCTCATTATTTATTTCTGTTGTGACACCAAAAAATTTGTCTTCTTTAGACATCTTTTGTGATTCATCAACAATAGGTTCTTCATTAATTATCTCTGTACTTGATTCGCTCATGCTCTAACTACTCCCGTTGGATCATCGACAACTGCTTCCACAGTATCGTCATTAATTAAGCGAAACTCTTGTCCGTACATTTTCATGCGAGTGCCAGAGTAAGCACGAAACACAACCCAATCACCTGTTTTACACCAAGGTCCACTCGGAAATCTATTGGCATCTTTATAACATTCAGGTCCTAACTTCATAACGTATCCGCAAATATTACTTACTTCTTCGTCTTTTATAGTTTGGGAGGCTTTAACAATACCACCATCAGTTTTCTCATCCGCCTTTGGCATAACAATTAAAATTCTCCAACCTTTAGGTTCAGGCAGTTGACTTTTAACATCTATGTCAATTTTGGGTGTTTCCACACTTTCTGGCTCAGGTATCTTTGCTTCAGTTTTACTCATAATGTTGCACGACTTTAAGGAGTCGAGTTCCTATTCTTTGAGAACCCTTTCGACATAATCTAAAAGTTCTCGCTCTGCAAGGGCTAAACCCTCGATAACACCAGTCATCTTCTGATACTCACTATAATCTTTGCAAGCACCTGAAGCTATATGATCAGCGTGTTCATTCATCATACCACGCAGCTTCAATTTCATATGTTCTGAAAGTGATAGCTGTGTGATATCATTATTCATTCTTATTGATATCTTTAACTATATCTTTAGCCATGTCAATACCTTTTCGATAATCTTCTCTGGCTTGTTTGTCCTTTAATTGTTCATTCTCTAGCAAATCGCTAGCAGTTTGCTGTCCTATTCTAGCTCCAGCAATTTCTGTTTGAGCAGCAATACGTTCTCTTTCTATTTGATCTCTATTGGCTGCTTTAGTAGCATCTAATTGTAATTTGGCTTGACCCTCTTCAGTCTTACGTTGAAGCTCACCTTCTTTAATGGATATCTCTCTTTCCTTAGCAATTATTAATGGGTCTTTCTGCTGTTCTTCGATTCTTTCCTGTTCTGCTTGTGCTTGAGAAGTCATCAAGACTCTTTGAGCTGCTTCAGCTACTAAACTAGATATACGTTTTTCTACATCTGCTGGTAATGGTTCACCTTCAGGAGGTAACTCAATTCCCATTTCACGCTCAACTTGCTTTCTGTACTTCATTGTTAAATGTTCATTAACGTAAGAAGAAGCTGCTGCAAGAATAGCTGGTGCTTGTGGACTTTGTTGTACAGTTTGCATTATTTCAGGATTCTGTTGAGCAGAAGCAACAACTGCAATATGTGCTTCATGGTCTTGTTCTATAAATGCTTTAACTGGTTTTCCATTGATTAAATTTTGAACAGCAGTTACTGGATCGACTGGCTTAATATCGTCTGTATCAGGAATAATAGCATCTACATCTTCTATGCCTAAGACTTCTAACATTTGTCTGTGCAATTCAGGAAGGTTATACATATCAGGAGAAGATTGTGCCAATTGCATAGCAGCTTGATATTGCATTATCCTTTGAGCCATAGTTGCTGCATTAGGATCAGATACAGGTAATATGTCTACTCTTTCATCAAAGTCTTCAGCTTTAATATATTCTTCCTCATCCATTTCATAAGGATATGCAGGCTCAGTAAAATCTTTAACTATACCTACTAATATATCAAATTCTTTTCTCATAGAAGCATGGAGTCTAGCTTGTACCGCACTCATAACCTTTTGATTTCGTTCAAGTAATGCAAGCGTAGTTCCTACAGGAGCTTGATTATTCATATCTGATATCTTCATGTCAGATATACTGGCAAACCTTCTTCCTTCTTCTACTATGTTTTGTAATAGTTGGTAAAGAGTACCTGATGGTTCTTTGTATGGTAAGAAAGTAATATTGTCTCGAATAGCACCACCTGGTACATCAACATCTCTAAACTCTCCAGGCATTATTGGGGTATCATCGCCTTTTATACGCAAGCCTCTTGCTTTTAAACCACCAGGCAAATTAGATAATGTACCTGCATCAACCAATTGTCTTAGTATAGACGTAGCTGATTTAGCCAAACCACCTACCATGTGTATCAATCCAAACCCATAAAATCCCAATCCTGGTAGATACTGATAATGTACAAAGTGCATTCTTCTAAGCTTCTTAGCATCATCTTCGTAATAATTTCTACGAATACTTAATATAACTCCACTAGGACAATCAATAGTGACAACGTAAGGTATGGCTATACCTGTTTGTTCTCCCTGTTCATCTGTGTCTTCAAACCCTTCTAAGTCTAAATCTACCTGCATTTCTAAGATAGTATGACTTTGATCGTAGTTATAAGTGTCCTGTTCTCCAGTTATATCATTGTATTTCTTCGTAATATCTGAGATATTCTGCGATCCTGCGGGTAAATCTACATCTCTATAGAAGCCATTGACTTGCATCTTTCTAATTGTATTAGAAGATTTACGCATTACATGAGTAGCACGTTCACAAGTTTCTAAATCGCTAGCACCATAATTAACTACTACATCTTCTGCTGGTACAAATATAGAACTAGGTCTATCTAAACTGGGGTCAAAGTAAACTTTTCGGAAAGCTGAACCAGCTAAAGGCAATGAAAACAACATCTTTTCTGTTTCAGTTCTGTATTCTGACATTTCATACGTCAGTAAATAATTTAAGTAGTCTTCTACTCTTTGTGCCTGTTTTTCTTTTTTATCAGTTATCTTGCCAACAATCTTAGTTCTCACAGGACCTTGGGCTGGAAACATTTCAGTAATTGATTGCGACTGAAATCTTATAACTGCTTCTGAAAGCATTGGGTGAAATACTCCACAAGCACCAGACCAAGGCTGTGTTCTTTCTTCTATCTTTAATCCTAGCTGATCTAATCCTTTAGTGTAAGTCTCTTCCCATTCTGAGCGTGACTCTTTATCTCCGTTATAAGCACTTATTAATTCGTTACCTAGTTCACTTAATTTCTGGTCATCTATGAATTCAGCTAAATTAGAATCAAAACCCTCATCGCCAACTTCTCTGGCGTTAGGGTCAAAGTCAATTATCATGCCACCATCATCAGTCTCTATTGCTACTGATTCGGGGTCTTCTATAGCAATCGTAAGTTCTTCTTCAGGTTCTTGCTCTATCAGTCCGTCTATAGGTGTAGCTGGTTTTCTTTCTATCGCCATGTTTTCATTTTATACCTTAATAATAATTTGCAATTCGGTTATGTTCCAAAGGCTCATCTTCTTCGTCAGAATGCAATGAAATAAAACCACCTTGTCTGAATCTTAACAGAGCTTGCGTAGTGCTATCAACTAAATCGTCATGTTCCATATTTGGAAATCCCGCAAACTCCTCTATTGTTTCTTCTGCCCAACGTGTTTCAGGTGCCCAAACCACTCCTGAAGCAAATAGATCAGATACAGCATTTACTCTTGATATTTTATCATTTCCTCTGCTAGGAGTGTACTCTTGTACTGGAATTCCTATTGCCCTCAATTCAAAGATTAATGGCATACCTGCTGCTTTTGCTTCCACAATAAAGGCATCAGGTTTATAAGCGTTGTATTTTTCAAAAGCCATTTTCTTTAGCTCAGGAAACTCTAAACGCTCTTTGTAAGCATCTAACAGTATAAGGTTAGGTGCTAGCATTCCGTCATCATCTTCTCTATAAAAGACACCCCAAGTAGTGCAAGCAGAATAATCAGCTCTTTGATTCTTCATAAAAGCTGTATCCCAAGATTGGATAACAAACTCACATTGTGGTGGATTTCTTTCTTCCCATATTTTCCACCATTCTCTTTTTACCAACGCCCCTTCTTCTGAAGTAGGGTCTTGCTGATACTGAGCCATCCATTTACTATTAGGCAGCTCGGCTTTCAAAGCCTGTAATTCTTCCATTTTCCAGAATTCTGCCCACAAAGGATTACCTGAAGGCATAATGGCAGGAAGTTCTATTACTTCCCATTGGTCAGCTCCGCCACGTTTTATGCTAGCATCTACCACCTGACCAGTTAAATCTTTATTGTGCCATCTTGTCATTACCACAACGATAGAACCATTTGGTTGTAAACGCTGTCTCGGACCTGATGTATACCACTCGTATGTTCTATTGAATACATTTATATCGGCACTTGCACCTTCTTGTTCTGAATGGGGGTCATCAATGATTAAGAGGTCAGCACCTTTACCAGTTACCGCACCGCCTACCCCTATCGCAAAATACTCCCCACCTTTGTTTGTATTCCACCTACCTGCTGCTTTGCTGTCAGATTGCAAGCTAACATCTGGAAAGACTTCTTTATAATCTTTACTATTAACAAGGTTTCTAACCTTCCTACCAAAGCCAACCGCTAGTTCAGCCGTGTGTGCAGTCTGAATTATCTTCTTATCTGGGTATCTACCTAGAAACCATGCGGGTAATAGGTAAGAAGCAAACTCACTCTTTGTGTGTCTAGGGGGCATATTGATGATTAAACGCTTTAATTCGCCTTTAGCGACCCTCTCAAACGCATCAGCCATTATCTCGTGGTGTTTACCATGAATAAAAGCTGACCACATCTCCCCAACAAAGGTCATAAACTCATCGTGGCACTTCTCCCTATTCTTCGCTTGCTCTAATTCTTCTAAAAGAACTAGTAACTCTTGCTTTTGTACAGGAGATAGATTTTTTACTTTACTAAGAACATTCTTATTCATACTTAATATGTAGTATATACCTACTAAGTAGATA